TGTAATATCCTGCTTGTTGGTCCATTCATCTTCAAATATTGTAATAAGACGGTATCCTTTTTCATTACAATTTTTGAGTTTATTTGAATGATAATTTCTATCCTTACCTTTTGTTTCTCCATGCCAATATAAACCACAATATTCTATGGCTATATTTTTTTCGGGTATCACAATATCAAGTTCTAATGGTGATATAATTGTTCTATCGTTTTCTATAATATCAACATTCAATGACTTAATATATTCTGCTATATCCTTTTCAGCCTGAGAGAATTGTTTACAACATTCACCACATCCAGTATTACCACTTCTAAAATGACCTAGCCCTTTTGTTATTTCGTGTCCATGAGAACATCTTAGTTTTAATTTAACACCACCTCGTTGTCTCATTATTCGACCCAAATACTCATAACCAAAAGATTCAGCAAGTTCTTTGAGTTCTTGTTCGGATGTCGTTTCTGATTCAGATACTTTTTTTCTAACTTCTTCTCTAAACATAGGATTGTTTTCAGATAACCATTTCCTTCGTTCTCCATTATTACTATTCCATGATTTTTTGACTGCATTAGATAGAAGACCTGAATCCACCATCTTTACTCTGTGTTCGAGATTTCCCCACATCTTTTTAGCATTTTCGGAATGTTTTTGTTTAACATCAGGTCTATTTGCTGTATGTTTGTTTCTACACATACGACAAAATTTACCGATATTTTGTTTCAAATAAGTTCTGTATGCCTGTTCGACTTTTTTAGAACATATATCACATTCAAATATAATTTTCTTGTGACTTCCTTTTGTTAGTTTTTCTATAGGTGTTCCATCAACAACTTCAATAATCATAATATCCTCCATTTCTAATTATATTACTATTTATATTAAATGTCAATTATAATGGATCAATGAGTAGATAAAATATCTTTATAATTAATGTCAATATATAATAAAAATCATCGGACAACTCATAATATAAAATATTGGATGGTTGTATAGGTAGAATGGATTAATGATTAGATAAAAAAAGGGTGGTACTAGAAATGGTACCACCCTTAAGACAAATCAATTTTATTCTAACTACCTGTTATTTAAGGTAGATTTTGAGCTGCCACCTGGATATAATAGTTCTCAGCACCAAAAATGTGCTGGTGAATTGCGTAGCGTGACATAAGCCCGACAGTAGGATTAAAACTATCTTCAAATACAGCTTTGGAAACCAACAACTGAATATACGGTAGGTAAATAATACCGGTGTCATATTCACTCGGGCCTTTGTATCCGATAATGATGTCATCAATAGTTGCAAAAGTATCACGATAAACAGTCATACGACCGTCAAGGGAACCAATTTTTGCGATACCAGTAACAGCAGAATTCACATCAGCAGCAACAGGCTGAATAGTGAAAGATGATGTAGTTTCAAGTGAGGCACAAATCGAAGGAGCGGCGATAACAAAGTTACCAGCACCACGACGGGTATCAACTGCAATACGGTTAGCTTTACGAACCAAAAGGTTATAGAAGTTACGATACTTCTCAGCTTCCCAACGACCATCAGCAGCAGCATAATCCCAAGTAGTAGAAGATGCGTTATTAGCAGCAACACTTCTCATTACATTGATAAGCTCACGGTCAATCTCAGCAGTAATTTCATAAGCAAGAACGTCCATCATTTCTTCTTCAAGATCAAGACCATGCATCGCTTTCAAATCTTGAGCAACTTCAAGGCTCCAACGGCTTCTCAACTTACGAGTACCGGCTTCAACTTGAGCTTTCTCAACTGTCATACTGAGTTCTTTAATTTGTTTACCAGAACCGATACCCAAACCACGATCACCAACACCCTCACCAGTTTGACCTTGTTGTAGGAAACCATCGGCGGATGTAGATGCTGCTGTGTTAGAACCAAGTTCTTCGGCCGCAACAGTACCCATAGCACGACTTGTGGTATTATCACCAGTGTAATATGGATCAATTGTGTTATAACCAATTTCTGTATTAGCCTGTCCAGCATAAGATTGGTCAGCGCGGAAACGAAGTGCAAATGCCAAACCAACAGGTCCGGTCATTGGCTGTACACCTACGATATCATGAGCAATAAGCTCAGGAAAAGTACGACGCACCATAGGGATAGCAATTTTATGGAATTCGGCATTAGTATTATAACTACCAGTACCACCATAGAGATCATTACCAGAGTCAGGGGCAATAGTACCATCAACAGACGATGATTCGTTCATTTGAGGTGCTTTACCAGTTAGGTAATTTATTTGATTTTCGAGCATAACAGCAGTAGCTCGTTTTACTTTACGATTATTTATTTCTTGTCCTTCTGAGAGAATTTCATCCCATTTACCGACAAGACTTTCAACATATGTACTCATTAGAAAATTCCTCCTATTTAATTATTAATCAAATTTGTTTTCACGAATCATTTTTTTCCATTGTTCCATCATTGGACTACCACCAGATTCGTTCATTTTTTTCTTTGTTTCTTTATCTACTTCTGTGGTGGAAGTATTTGTTTCATCTTCATTAATTTCTGTTTCTGTTTCTGTTTCTGTTTCGGTATTTGATTCTTTACCGATTGATTCAAGAACAATATTAAATTTTTTCTCAATGTCATCTTTAGAAGAACCTTCAAGAATACTCATAATAGAAGTTTTTTGTCCTTCCGTAAGACCATCACACTTTTTACGTAAGAAAATATTAGTTGCCATTTCAGTAGCATCTTTTTCGAGTTGAAGATTCTTACCAGTTGTTTCATTAACTTCATTGCGAAGATTTTGAATTTCATCCTTGGCTTCTTTTAATATTCCTTTAACTTCTGTGTCAAGAAGACCTTCATCAATAGCAAGACGAACTTTAAATTGGTCAATAAGATCTTCGTACAATTCACCCAAACGAGCATATTTAACGATTTTATCCGGTATAACCATTTCTTCTTCTAAAATATTATCAACAAAACTTGAAAATTTTGATGTAACATCTTCCTTGTAATCCTCAAATTTTGTTTCAAATTCTTCTACAAGTTTTTCTTTTTCTAAAACAACACTTTCTTCTATTTTGACATCAGCAATTTCTTGTGCTTTTGTCTCAATAATGGTAGCAAGTGTTTCTTTGATTTCTGATTGTTTGGATTCATCAAGTTTTTCGACACCAAGCATTTCAATAATCTTTTCAATATCCATTTTTTATATTCCTCCTTAAAAGTGTATGATCAAGGTGTTAATCCTCTAATTCCTATATATATTTAGAAAGGCATGAAGTCATTTTCATCAACCCCACATTTCCCCTTTGATACCAACTAATTACAAGATCGCAATAATCACAAGTGTTTTTCGTAATAACCACGATTCCTTACATTATATTTAAAAAAAGCTTGGAAACCTATTGACTTTATGATAACTAAGGACAACAACCTAAACGAATAGAGAGGGAAAATGGCAAACAAAAATTTAACTAAAGCAAAATCAGCAAAAAATGATGAGTTTTATACACAATTATCTGATATTGAAAAAGAATTAGGACATTATAAAGAACAATTCAAAGGTAAAGTTATATTCTGTAATTGTGATGACCCAGAAGAAAGTAATTTTTGGAATTATTTTACTTTGAATTTTGAATTTCTTGGATTAAAAAAACTGATTTCTACGCATTTTGAAAAAGAAAAACCTTCTTATAAATTAGAAATCGTAAAAGATATTAATAATGATGGAAAAATAAACAAATTAGACACTATTAAAATTCCATTAAAACAAAACGGTGATTTTAGAAGTTCTGAATGTATTGATATTTTACAAGAAGCAGACATAATCATAACTAATCCACCTTTTTCTTTATTTAGAGAGTATGTTGCTCAATTAATAGAATATGATAAGAAATTTATAGTGGTTGGTAATAAAAATGCTATTACTTACAAAGAAAATTTCAAACTAATCAAAGAAAATAAATTGTGGTTAGGATATACTTCACCAAAAAAGTTTATACAACCTGATGGATCAATAAAAAACTTTGGAAATATTTGTTGGTTCACTAATGTTAAAAGAAAAAAGCACCGTGAAGATTTAATTTTATATAAGAAATATTATGGTAATGAAAATGAATACCCAAAATATGACAATTATGATGCTATAAATATTGATAAAGTTAAAGATATTCCAGTAGATTATGAAGGTATTATGGGGGTTCCTATTACTTTCCTAGATAAACACAACACTAAACAATTTGAAATCGTAAAGTTTCGTAAAGGAGATGACAATAAGGATTTGTGTATAAACGGAAAATGTCCATATTTTAGAATAATTATTAAGAATAAAATAAAGGAATGATATGATGAAAATTGAACTTAAAGAAATTTCTATTAGAGAAGTTTATAATGGATATATTAATAACGAAGATGAAGGAGTTATTGGTTTTGATAGTAAATTAAATATACGTCCAATGTATCAAAGAGAATTTGTATATAAAGACAAACAAAGGGATTCTGTAATTGAAACAGTGAGAAAAGACTTTCCTTTAAATGTAATGTATTGGGTAAAAAATGATGATGATACTTATGAAGTTTTAGATGGACAACAAAGGACTATAAGTGTTTGTGAATATCTCGCAGGTAAATTTTCATTAAACTATCAATATTTCCATAATTTAGAAAAAGAAGAACAAGAACAGATACTTAACTATAAATTAATGGTTTATTTCTGTGAAGGAACAGATAAAGAAAAGTTAAATTGGTTTAAGACTATAAACATAGCAGGTGAAAAATTAACAAATCAGGAATTAAGAAATGCCATTTATACAGGAACTTGGTTGACAGAAGCAAAAAAATATTTTAGTAAATCTGGTTGTCCTGCATATAATATTGCAAGTGATTATTTAAATGGTGTAGCAATTCGTCAAGATTATTTAGAAACTACAATTAATTGGATAAGCAGTGGTAATATTGAGCAATATATGGCCAATAATCAACATAAACCTAATGCCAATGAATTGTGGTTATATTTCAATAATTTAATAACTTGGATAAAAGTAGTTTTCCCAAAATACCGTAAAGAGATGAAAGGTGTTTCTTATGGTATTTTATATAACAAATTTAAAGATGTTGAATTTGACTCAGAAAATTTAGAAAAAGAAATATCTGAATTAATGCAGGACGAAGATGTAACTAAAAAATCAGG